ACATAAATAATGAAAAGGAGATAATTATGGATATACATGAAACTTTAGTAAGTCTTTTCAATACTTATACTAATGAAAATGAAAAGGCTGTATCAGGAAATAAAAGCGCCGGTACTAGAGCTCGAAAAGCATTGAGTGAGATTTCGAAACTATGTAAAGATAGACGCAAAGAAATCCAAGATATGAAAAATAATTAGGAGATAAAGTGTCAGTAATTAGAAATGTTGTTTATAGAGATGTTGATTTACTTTTTGACAAGCATCCAGTCACTAGAAAAATTAATACTTTAACAAACAATGCTGCTATTGCTAGAGCAGTAAAAACATTAGTATTAACTGACAAAGGTGAAAGACCATATCAACCATTTTTAGGTGGTAATATAAGATCAAGATTATTTGATTTAGCAAGTAATGGAAGTGAAATAGAAGTTGATATTAGAACAGATATAGAAGATGTAATCAGGGAATATGAACCAAGAGCAGAATTAATTGATGTTTTTGTTGTTGAAAATATAGATAGAAATGCAATAGAAGTTTCAATTAAATTTAGAGCTGTCAATCAAACTGATCCAGAAGTAGTCAGTTTCTTTTTAACGAGGGTTAGATAATGGCTAAAGCCAATAGTGCAATAAGAGTTACAGATCTTAACTTTAATAGTATTAAGACTAATCTTAAAAATTTTTTAAGAGGTAAACCTCAGTTTACTGATTATGATTTTGAAGGAAGTGCTTTATCTAATATAATTGATCTGTTAGCTTATAATACTTACTATAATGCTGTATATGTTAATATGGTAGGTAATGAAATGTTTCTTGATAGTGCTCAAGTTAGAAACAATGTAGTAGCTAGAGCTAAAATGTTAGGATATACACCAACATCAGCAAGAGGATCATCAGCAACTTTAAATGTTACAGTTACACCTTCAACAAATGTAGTTAGTTTGACTATAGGTGCTAATACATTATTTACTTCAACAATAGACGGAATACAATATAAATTTACAACAAGACAACCTTATGTATTATTGCAATCAACTGGATATACTAGTAATACTATTGTGATAAAAGAAGGTGAACCAGTAACTCAAAAATTTACAGTAGATACAAATAATGATAGTCAAAGATTTGTATTAAATAATAATAATGCAGATACAACAACGCTTAAAATAAAAATTCAAACAAGCACTTCAAATACATCACTTAGAACATTTGTAGAAGCAACCAATATAGTTGATGTAACAGCAAATAGTAATGTTTACTTTGTACAAGAAAATGAAAATGGAAAATATGAATTATTATTTGGAGATGGTGTACTAGGTACAGCTTTAGATAACGGTAATATAGTAATTGCCGATTATAATGTTGTTAATGGAACAGCTACAAATGGAGCAAATAACTTTACTGCACCTTCAACAATAGGAGGACAATCCACATTTACAGTAACAGTTGCAAACTCAGCATTTGGTGGAGCTAATGCTGAATCTATTTCAAGTATTAAATTTAATGCACCTAAAAGTTTTCAAAGACAAAATAGAGCTGTAATTAAAAATGATTATGCAAGAACATTGCTTGCAGAAGCACCTGACTTACAAGCTGTAAGTGTTTGGGGTGGAGAAGATAATGATCCACCAATATATGGTAAAGTTTATATTGCAGCTAAACCAACTGGTGGTAATCTATTATCAGATCAAAGAAAAACAGAATTGACTACTTTACTTACTTCTAAAAATGTTGTAACTATTTCACCTACATTTGTTGATGCAACTTATTTATATGTTGTACCAAGTATTACTATAAGATATGATGTTGGTCAAACGACATTGACAGCTGGTTCAATATCTGATAAAGTTTCACAAGCTGTTGTTGATTTTGAAACATCCGATTTAAGTTTGTTTGATAGAAAGTTTAGAGAAAGTAATTTTGTAAATGATATGGTATCAAGCGATCCAAGTATATTGGGTGCAAATATTACTTATAGAATGATGAAAAGATTTAGTCCTAATCAAAACATTACAACATCATATAGTATTGCATTTAACAATAGTATTTCAAACCCACATGCAGGACATTATGGAGCTGTATCAAGTACTTCTTTTACTTTTCAAAATCAAACATGTTTCTTAGATGATGATGGTAATGGAATATTAAGAATTTATTATTTAGATTCTCAAAACAATAAAACTTATTTAAATACATCTGCTGGAACGGTAGATTATAGTTCAGGATTAGTTACAATAAAAAGTGTGATCATAACAAGTTCTGATACTATAGAGGTCAATGCTAAACCAGCAATTAATGACATAGCTCCTGCTAGAAACATGATCTTACTAATATCAAAAGCCTCCATTGATGTTGTAAACGATTCAACGGGTGTTGTAGAGTCAAGTGTTTCTAATATTACAACTGCAGGAACAACTGAAACTATTACAAGTGAAACAGCTAGAATCTTATCAACAGGATCTACAGGTGGTGTAACTAATCTGGTGTACTAATGGCTGTTTCAGATAAAATATCTTCTCAGATAGGTCAGCAGCTACCAGATTTTATAAGATCAGATGCACCTTTGTTTCAAGCCTTCATGGAAGGTTATTATGAATTTTTAGAGTCTGGAAACTCAACAGCCAATAATGTTTTAGATGCAAGTAGAAATCTTTTAAACTTTCAAGATATTGATACTTCTATAGACAAGTATACTGAATATCTTAGAAGAGAAATAATTCCAGATATACCAAGATCTACTCAAGCTAATACTCATTTTTTATTGAAAAGAGCTAAAGATTTATATACCTCTAGAGGGTCTGAAAAAAGTTATCAATTATTATTCAGAGCATTGTATGGCCAAGAAATAGAAATATATGATCCAGGTGAAAGTATACTAAGAGCATCTGATGGTAGATATGTTAAAGAAAATAGTATTAGAGTTGGTGATCCAGCTTTAGGAAATACTCAAACACTTTTAGGACAAAACATTACAGGTCTAAGTAGTGGTGCTACCGCTAAAGTAGAAAGAATAAACAGAACAACTGAATCTGGATTTATTGTGCAAGAGTTATTCTTGTCAGGTATTAGTGGTGATTTTCAAGATTTAGAATTAGTAAGAAATACTGGCAATACAGTTAATGCTACAATTTATAATATTACAGGTACTATAACAGGTATCAACTTAGCTGATAAAGGTGCTGGTTATGTTATTGGAGATAGTTTAACATTATCTACTCCAACATCAACAAGAGATGGTAAAGCAACTGTTGCTGAAACAGACAACTTCAGTGCAATACAATTTTCTGTTACACATGGTGGTAAAGGTTATACAATAGGAAACAATATTGTAGCAGTAACAGCTGATGATAATGGAACAGGTGCTTCTTTCTATGTTGATACATTAAGTAATACAGAAGTTTTATTAATTGATAGTGATGATATATCAGCTGTTGCTAATGTTCCGTTAAATGTAACTGGTTCTACAACAAACGCAAATACAAATACTGCATTTCCAAGATTAGGTGCTAATGCAAGATCATTAAGTGCTAACTTAGCTGTTGCAAATGTAAACAGTAAACTTGGAAGTGCTTTAGCATTTGTAAACACAACAGTTGGAACAATCAACAGTGTTTATACAACGAGTTATGGATACAATTATGTTAACATTCCAAACATATCTGTTAGAAATCCAGCAGTAGCAGAATTAAGATTAGTTGATCCAGATAGACCAACTACATTCAAAGGAAACAATGCAATTATAACTGCAACTCATGTTGATGGTGCTTTGAAGTCAACTACAGTAACAGATGGTGGATTAAGTTTTAACAAATATGAAAATTTGAGTATTGTAAATGATACAAGAACACCAACAGCAAATGCAACAGGACTACCTTCGATTACAGGATTAAGAGCTTATGAAGGTAAGTATACAGATACAAAAGGTTTCTTATCATGGAACAACAGATTACAAGATAACTTTTTTTATCAAGTTTATAGTTACGTGATCAGATCTAAAACAGCATTACAAAAATATAGACAGTTTGTAGATAATTTATTACATCCAGCAGGAACTAAAATGTTTGGAGAATATACACAAACAAGTAATGTATCAGTAGGAACATCTGTTGCTAGTAATGTGTCAACAAAAACAAGTGCAATTACATTTGACTCAGTTGCACTTACATTTGATTCTAGTAACACCACATTTGATGCTTTTTAATATAAATAGAAACAAGGATTAGAAATGGACAAATTCACAGAAACATTAGATAAGTTAAGATTATTTCCTAGATTATTCATAACAGTTTATATTTGGATGTTTTATGATGTAGTACAATGGTTTATGGCTTTACCAGCACCAACAAATCAACAAGCTGGTTTAGTTTCAATTATAGTTGGAGCTGGTGCTGCTTGGTTTGGATTATATGTTAGGAGTAAATAATGGCTAAACAAACGGTTGGAATAGGTACTTCTGCTAATGACGGAACTGGTGACAGTATTCGTTCTGGTGGTGATAAAATAAATGATAACTTTACAGAAGTTTATAACGCATTAGGTAATGGAACAACTATTGCTGCCAATACAGGTACATTAGTATCTAATAGTTACATTATTGCTTCTTACCAATCTAATACTCAAATAACAACAAGATTAAATACTTATGCTTTGGTTGCTAATGTGGCATCTTTAGCTGCATTAGGAAATACTAACTCAG